CTGAATGTGATCCTTGCGGGCACGGGCGTGGGTAAGTCCCTGTTCATGTGCCACCATGCCACCAACTGCCTGACGCAGAGCAGGAATGTCCTGTACATCACCTGCGAGATGGCTGAGGAGAGGATCGCCGAGCGCATCGATGCCAACCTCATGGACATCTCGCTCGACGAACTCAAGAAACTGCCAATGGACATCTACGCCAAGCGCCTCCACAAGGTGACCTCGGGGATCACGGGGAAGTTGATCATCAAGGAGTACCCCACGGCATCGGCGAACGCCAATCACTTCAGGCACCTGCTCGACGAACTGCGGCTCAAGAAGGACTTCAAGCCCAATGTCGTGTTCATCGACTATCTCAACATCTGCGCCTCGGTCAGGTACAAGCCTGGGGCGAATGTCAATTCCTACACCTACATCAAGGCGATTGCCGAGGAACTCCGTGGCATGGCTGTGGAACTCGGGGTGCCGATCTTCACCGCCACGCAGACGAACCGCTCGGGCTTCGGCAACACGGATGTCGATCTCACCGACACCTCGGAGTCGTTCGGACTCCCCGCCACCGCTGACTTCATGTTCGCCCTGATCGCCACCGAGCAGTTGGACGAACTCGGTCAGGTGATGGTCAAGCAGTTGAAAAACCGCTACAGCGATGTGGCGAGCAACCGAAAGTTCGTCATCGGCATCGACCGCTCGAAGATGAAGTTGTTTGATGTGGACAATGCGACTGCGGGACTCGTGAACGCCGCCATCAACGGCGACGACGAGGATGACGATGACCGTCCTCGTGCGCAGGGGCGCAGGGGCGCACACGCACACGCCCCCACACGGGCGGGCGCACGGGCGAAGCCGCCGATTGAGGATGACGGTTGGACTTGAGATTCATGGACGGGTGCCTGATAGTGGTAAAAGGTGGTGACTTATAATCGCCCTCATGTGGGTTCGACTCCCACTCCGTCTACTTCCATGACCATAAATATCCCTAGGAGGTTTCATGCTTTCTTTCAGGGATGTGAATGTTGATGTTGTTCGCAAGAACAAGAGGATTCCTCATGTCGAGGATCTGATGTTCTCCGAGGGCAGGGAGGGTCTCGCCGCCTCCCTTCGGATGATCGGCGAGGTTCTCGACCGCTCCGAGAATATCGGAATGACCGTGAAGTGGGACGGAAAGCCCGCCGTGGTCTGTGGGATCAATCCCGACAACGGACGGTTCTTCGTCGGCACGAAGTCTGCGTTCAACAAGGATGTGCGGGTGTTCCATACCGTTCAGGAGATCGTCGGGGGAACCGACAATCCCGAACTCGCATCCAAGTTGTCGCAATCCCTCGTCCACCTGCCGAAACTTGGAATCAAGGGAGTGCTTCAGGGAGACCTGCTGTTCACCCCCGACTCCCTGACGGTCGCCTCCGAGGAGATCTCGTTCACCCCGAACGCAATCAGGTACTCGGTTGACCGTGACACGGAGGCGGGTCGAAGGATCGCAAGGGCGAAGATCGGCATCGCATTCCACACCGTCTACGAGGGTAGGACGATGGCGAACCTCTCCGTAGCATCGTACAGGTTCGACCCCCTGTCGGTGACCCCCGATCCCTCTGTTTGGATGCCGAACATCTCCGTCAGGAGCATCGTCGAGAGCGATTCCGATGCCGAGGAGGAGTCACTCCATGAGTGCCACCTGATGGCGGAGAAGGTCGGTTCCTTCCTCCCAACGCTCATCTCCAACGGGGATCTGATGCCCTTCCTGATGCCGTACATCAACTCCACGGTCATGGCGGGGATGTCCCAACTCTCGGCAAGGGGCTTCGCCAAGTACATCGAGGCGAAGTCGGAGAAGGAGATCGACAAACTCAAGACGGACAAAGGCAAGGAGAAGAAGAGGCTCGCCGCCTCGAACATCATCAATTTCACCGAGACCTACGCCGCCCACATCAACAGGGGGTTCGACCTACATAGGAAGATGGCTGTGGTCAAGGAATCCGTCCTGTCGAGGATACCCCTCACCGAGTTCAGGCATCACTTCGTGGACGGGGATGCGCTCCGTCCAACGGAACCCGAGGGAATCGTCGTGAGCGATTACGACAGGGTAGTGAAGTTTGTCCGAAGGTCGGGGTTCTCCGCTCATAACAGGAAGGTAAACGGGTGATGAAGAGGTTCGCCATCCAAGGGGAAGAGCAGGTTCCGAATGATACAGCGGTGTTCTCGGTCGGGAGGATGAATCCCCCGACCACAGGACACGGCATGGTCATCCACACCGTGGTCGAGGAGGCGAAGCGGCTCAATGCCGATCACTTCGTCTTCGTGTCCAAGACGCAAGACAGCAAGAAGAACCCCCTCGCCGTCGAGGCGAAGGTCGAGTACCTACGGAAACTGTTCCCACATGCGAACATCTCTACCGAGGCGATAAATGCGTTCGATGCCGTCCTGCACCTCTGCGAGATGGGCTATAAGCACCTCGTCCTCGTGACGGGGGATGACAGGAACAAGGACTACCTCCGCATCACCGACTACAAGGGCAAGGTGGCGCAGCGGGATGCGAAGGGTCGATCTTACGCATTCGAGTCGATTGATGTCAAGGTGGCGGGGGATACCCGCTCGACCGAGGCAACGGGACTAGCGTCCGTTCGGTCGTTCGATGCCCGTGCGGCGGCGTTCAACGGCGACTTCGCCAAGTTCGCCGCTCTAATCCCAACCGATGACGGGATGCTCAAGGAACGGCTCTACAACGATGTCCGTAAGGGCTTGGGGCTGAACGAGGAGTATGTCGCCGAGGCACGGAAGGACAGCAAGGACGAGGTCACGATCCTCGCCCTCACCTCCTCCGAGAAGGACTTGTCCGACACGATTGAGAAGATGGGCGAACTCTGCAAGAAGCGGAAGATCCCCTTCTATGTGGTCAAGACCAAGACGGCGCAGATCGAGTTGTCGAATGTCGTGTCGAAGAAGATCACGATCAAGAACTACGATGGCGAGGGCAAGGACATCTCCGTCGTGCCGAGCGACACGGTTGCGGTCGTCCGTGGTGGCGTGATGAACAGCGAGGTCGGGGTAGCCATCCTGACCATCCTTCAGAACAACGGCGTGTTCATGGTGAACGAGCGTGGCGGCATGGAACTCTGTGCCAACAAACTTGAGACGGCGATTGCCTTCAAGAAGCACGGTCTGCCCCATCCGAAGACCGCCTATGTCGCCAACGAGGAGAACATCGAGTCGGCGGTTAAGGAGATCGGCGGCAAGTTCCCCGTCATCTGCAAGACCCTGACGGGCGCAGAGGGCATCGGTGTCTCCAAGATCGAAAGCATGGAGAGCCTGAAGTCGGTGCTTCAGACGCTATGGAAGTACGGTGCCGAGATCATCATTCAGGAGTTCCTCCCGAACTTCAAGAACGATGTCCGTAGCATCGTTCTCAACGGCAAGATCTTCGCCTGTGCGAAGCGTGACAAGGCACCCAAGGACTTCCGCACCAACATCGCCCGTGGCTCCAAGGGCGGCTCCATGCAACTCTCCGACGAGGAGATCAAGTTGGTCGAACAGACTGCTCGTGTGAGCAAGTGCTACTATGTCGGTATCGACCATGTCATCAACGATGGCAAGCCGTACATCATTGAGATGAACGCAAGCCCAGGCAGCGGAAACATCTACTACCGCTACTACGACGAGGGCAAGGGCAAGGACAATGTGAAGGGAGAGGAACTCGTAGAGGACTTCCTCGACCACATCATCGTCAAGGCGAACTGGAAGTTGTTCTCGAACCTCGCCGTCCATGAGACCATCAAGATCGAAGGTGTCAAGTACGAGGCAAAGGTGGACACGGGGAACAGCGGCTACAACATGATCCACGCTACGGACATCAAGGACAACGGCGATCATACCGTCACCTTCGCATTGGCGAACGGCAAGAAGGTGACGAAGAAGATCATCAGCCGCATCAAGGTCAAGTCGGGCGTGGGTGAGAAGAAGCGCATCGTCGTACTCATGGACATCGACTTCCACGGCAAGCACTTCCCGAACATCAAGTTCTCGCTCGGGGACAGAAGCCATATGTCGAGTCAAGTGCTGATCGGTCTTCGGTTCCTCGGTCAGATGGGCGTGATGGTCGATCCCACAGAGGCGATCTACCCCCACTCGGAGTCCTCGAAGGCGGACGAAGAGGACGAGGAGGAGATGAAGGAGACCGCCAAGTACAAGACGAAGACGGGTCGAGTCCGCAAGTCCCCCGAGGACAAGGCATCGGGACTCCCCAAGAAGTATGTCTCGTTAGGGGAGGCATCCGCATATAATTTCAGTGTGCTGAAGCGTCCCAAGTACGGCCCAAGTGCCATGCCCAAGGGACATTCCCTTATCAAGTACCGAAACCAGTACTTCTGCTTTACATCCGAACCCCCAAGCCAAGGGCAAGGGTCAACAAATCAGAATTGGACAAAAGCCGCCATATGGCGGTGCGATCAGAACGGCAAGCGGACGGCTCCTCTGGAAGACCCATTATGGGATTCCAAAAAGGACGGGTGGAGTGCAGAGGATGCTTTTGATTCGTTTTTGGACTACACGGGCGGCGATCTGAGTGAAGCCAAGGCATCGGGACTCCCCAAGAAGTATGTCTCGGGATTGAGCAAGGTCAAGGCGATCAATAACTCCTACGAGTGGGACGATCTGGGCGAGAGGTTGACGGCAATCGACGGTTCGGATGGAAGCATCTCCGCAAAGATGAACCTCGCCATCGCCTACGAGGAGCGTTGCCACGAGAAGGGGATGTCGGAGGCGGCTGAACTGACCCGTGCCTACATCGAACTTCTCAAGGAAACCCGTGACGGCGAGATCGGAACCGAAGAACCCACGACCATCGACGAGGACTTCGAGTACCTCGTGCTAGAGGTCAGCCCTCCGAGCGGACCCGCTAGGCGGTTCTCGAAGAAGGAGAAAGTCAAGGCGGAGTTCAGGGAGCGGTACGGCAAGAATTGGAAGGGAATCTTCTATGCCACGGCGTGGAAGATGCACGGCAAGTCTGAGTCGCTCGCCTTCACCGACGAGTGGCTGACCGAAGCGGACAAGATCGACATCGTTATGAAGTGGACTGCCCTGACCAAGCGTAGTCCCCTTGAGATCGGCACCGACGAGATCGTCAAGACCTACAAGCGTGACACTCCAGGCGAGCGTGAGCGGCTTGAGGAAGAGGGCAAGGACGAGATCGACGACGAGAAGCGCAGTCTCTACAAGGAGTGGCAGAAGTTGGTCAACATGTCGAGCAAGGAGATTCAATCCTTCCTCGACTCCGACGAGGGCGGTGAGGCAGGGTTGAGCCGCAAGGAGGCGGGCAATGCGGGTGCGGGCGGCAAGAAAATCACAAGCGGTCGTGACTCGGCACGAGCCATCATCCGAATGCTCGGCACTCCGATGGCGAAGTGGACCGCCAACGATTGGAAGTGGGCGGGTAAGCAGGTCAACTTCATCTCCCGCATGAAGGGTGCCAAGGGCGGCATGAGGGACGAGAAGGGTCGCCCCACACGCAAGTTGCTTGCCCTCAAGGTATGGGGTCACAACCCCGAGAAGAAGGGCTGAACAATGAAGGATTTTGGGGGACTGAGAAAGAACATCACGGAAGACCGCATCGCCGCCTTGGAGAAAAAGGCGCAGAAGAGCGGCATCCCATATGGGATCCTAAAGAAGGTCTATGACAGGGGGATGGCGGCATGGAAGGGGGTCATCGCCCAGGTGCCACCTCACATCAATGGGCTTTCGCTCGGGTGAACTCGTTCATTGTGGGTGGAAAAACGAGGAAGACCGCCGATGCCGACCTATGGAAGAAAGCCAAGGGCGGCTGATCGCTAAATACCGAATATCACTAGGAGAGTCAGTATGTCCATGTTTCACAACCCGTTCAATTCCAAGGTTGTCGCCGATATCACGAAGTTCCTCAACGAACACCGTGACGACATCGACATCAATCCCTGCCTCGGGGAAAAGGCTGCGATGGCGGGTGAGATGATCGCAAAGGACGGGATCCTCGAAGATCGCCGCAGGATTATGACTGATCTCTTCAATGAGGCGGTTGAGAACTGCGGTTGCAGGGGAACCAACAAGGAGGCTAACGCCTTCTCCAAAGCGGTCGAGATGTACATGGAGGGCAAGTTGCCCCCTGCTTTCCTGAAGAACATCAAGAAGAAGAAGGATGCGGCGAAGAAGAAAGAGGTCGAGGAAGAGTCTTTCGATCCAATGACTGAGGCTGTCAAGAAACGCAAGCCCTACGAAACGGTTTACTACAAGTGGTTCGACGGCGTAGAGGTTGGGGTCATGGACATGGGCAAGATCGCCAAGGAGATTCAAGCCGCCTTGGACAGCAAGGCAGACCTCGAAAAGGTCATGCCTGAACTCGTCAAGAAGTACCGCAAGGACTGATCGCTAAATAGGACAAAGGGAGAAGACATGGCAACTTGGAACAACAACGACCGAGAAGAGTCGAAGCCCACTTGGCTGAACAAGATTCAGCGGAGGCTTTGCACCCGCACCGTCCGTGGATGGGAAATTCCCCTGATGGGATCCATCTTCGCCTACGGGGCGACTGGCATGTCTTCGGCGAACAGCAACAACATCCAAGGATTGGTCTACAAGGAACTGATCGTTGCTATGCCGAACGATCCGAGTTCGGCGGGTGTTGCCGCATCGGCATACACCGCCCGTAGCGGAAACACGGGATCGACCTACGGCGGTTGGGGCATGGGTGTGACCTCGGGTGGAGACTTCCCGAACTACGCTCCCTACTTCTCCTGCCCCTTCAGCGGAGACAGCGGAACTGCGGGCGGTCTTGCCTCTGCGGGCGTTACCCACAGCAACATCACCTACAACTCGACGAGCCAAACTCAGTACGGCGTGAACAAGTACGGCGTGTCGAGCCTCGGTGGTCTGACAGGAGTCACCGCCTATATCAAGGTCGTGGTCAACGATGCCAACTTCACCAACACGATGACCCTCGGTCTGTCGGGCACCTACAACGGGTTCAACCTGTACACGGGATACACCAACCTCAACGACCCGACCAAGGTTCCCGCAGCGGTGTTCGACACCTTCTTCGGTGCTACTTCCACGGATGATGACATCAGCCCCTACCGCTACGACAACATCGGTGTCCTCGTGGTGGGCGGTCAGACCGCCAACGGAAAAATGCCCGTCAGCCTCAAGGCTCAGGACTTCCTCTCGGGAGCATCGGGTGCGAGTGCGTTTACCACCTTTGAATTGCACTTCGACCGCAACAGGACGAACAGCGTTTGGGCAAGCACCACTACCCGATAATCGGAGCCGACCGTGAAATCCTTCAAGCAACTGAAGCAGAGAATCAGCGAGAGTTCCCACCAATCCGCATTCGATGCGGTTGGCACGAGGGGTCGTGTCGGTCCACAGGACAGCGACAACTCGCTTGACTTCGGACAGAACCTCTCGGACTTATCGAGGCAGTCCATCGCCCGCATCAACGCCTATCTCGGTGCATTGGGTGCGAAGCCTTACATCAACCCTGCGGAGGCTCTCAAGCAAGCGCAGGGACGGCTTCAGATGATCGGTTTGAACTTCGACATCCCGAAGGACTTCTCCGCCACGATGGAGGAGACCGAGACGAGCAACATACTGCCCCTTGTCCGCTTCGGTGGAGTCCTAGGTGCTGACGGCTCGGTCTACGGGTACACGAAGAATGACGGCATCGCCCCGATGCTAGGTCATGGTCTCGGGCTGAAGGTGGAGACGCAGAGGCTCACCAACGGACTCGTGCAGGTTCAAGCAATGATCGTCACTAACTGACACAATGACTTCTTGGGTATGGGATGGGCGAGACCCTCACGGAATCCAACTACATCCGCTACGCCATGAATCACTACGACAATCCCCAATGTACGGGGGTGAGTGAGTTCGAGGAGGACATGGCTAGGCTCGTATACCTGAAGAGGCTCTTCAGGAGATACAAGAAGAGCGGGATTCTTCGGGAGAGGCTCATCCTCAACCACCTGATCGTGTTCTGCAATGTGTTCGGTGTCGAGGCAGGGTGCAGTCTTCTGTTCTTTCGGATAGAAGGAGACCTTCACTACATACTCAAGGCTTTCCTCGTCTTCCTCGGGTACCTGCCCGAGGGTCAGCCGAAGTTCAGTCTTGATCTGGATGTGGTTCCGATTGTCATGGACATGGATGTGATCCGAAGACTGCGAGGCATCTGATGTCCCAACCTGTAGTAGACCTCCTCATCTCATACAAGTTCTCCAACATACTCTCCACCCCTTGGGAGGAGATGGATGCCTACAAACTCGGCATCATCGACCATAAGGGCAAGATCCTCAAGAAGAGAAGCGAACTCAAGACAGCCGACGAGCAGAAGGCATACCCAAGCGTCTTCTACACGCTCGCATGGAACATCAAGAAACTGATCGACTTCACGAGTCCGTGCCTCCTTGGCAGGGGCGTGAACATGGTCAATCGTCCCGAGGTGTTCATCAGGGGATTCCTCCTCAAGGAATTCTGCGAGAAAGACCTCATGGACAAGAAGTTGGTCGAGAGACTGCTTTCCGAAGAGTTGGACAGAAGGGGTCTCCTCCATTGGACGATGAGCGAGGAAACCCACCCCACGGCGATAGAGGCAGGGGAGTACATCATCAGGGGACAGAAGGTCACCTTGGAGTCCCAACTCCTGCCCACGGACGAGTTCTTCGGGTATCCGATCTACAGGATCGGAAGGATGCCGTTCACGATCCACGATGTTCGGTCGGTGTCGGAGGATGCCCCTGCGAACGCAGCGGGACACGGCAACATCGCAGGAGTATCTTCGGGACAAGAGCCTCCAGGTCGGCGGGGTGCCTACTTCCGCAGGAACCGAAAGAATACCGCCGAGTTGAAGAACAAAATCAACTTATAAGCGGCTATCTATAAGGCAAATCTTATAGATTTACGAAAATACTAGAAATCTTTGAGATTGTTGTTTTCTAGTCCTATAAAACCTCTGTTCTCATAAGTTTTTATAACTTGACCTTATAATCGGGTTGGGTTACGATGTTATCGTCCTGTAGCAACTATTAGGCGGCACGATGCCCCTCCACATCGACACCAAGTACATCAACCTGATTTCCCCCCGCTTGGAGAGGTTCAAGTGGAAGAAGGACAGCACTCTCGCCGTCTGCCGCTGCCCTATCTGCGGTGACAGCGAGAAGTCCAAGACCCTCACGAGATTCTACTTCTACGAGAAGAAGGGATCCTTCTCCGTGAAGTGCCATAACTGCGACTACGGGGCTTCCCTCGGATGGTTCATAAAGGGGTTCGATGACAACCTCTACAGGCAGTACACCTTCGAGGTTCTGAAGGAGTCGGGTGTACGGGCGCACGGGCGCACGGGGGCACCCGCCCACAGGCAGACACGCCCACGCACGGGCGAGGACGGTCTTCTCGCCTTCCTCACGAGGCTCGACGAATTGCCGAAGGATCATCCAGCGTCCGAGTTCGCCGCCAAGAGACGCATCCCGAGCGAGAGACTCCACAGGCTCTACTACGCCGAGGACTACGGGGAATGGGCTAGGAAGTTAGATCCCGACATGAAGGGGGGCAACGATCCCCGCATCGTGATTCCCATCATCGACCGTGGGGGAGCGTTGGTCGGGGCACAGGGAAGGATCGTCGGGAAGACAACGGGTTCGGTAGTCCGCTATCTCACGGTCAAGGCAGACAAAGATTCCGACAAGATGTGGTATGGGATGGATGCCGTCGATCCGTCCCTTCCAGTCATCGTGGTGGAAGGTCCGCTTGACAGCCTGTTCCTCGACAACTCGGTGGCGATGGTGGGACTCTCGAACGCATTGACCGTCCCTGATGAACTGAAGGACTCGGCTCTCCACTACGCATTAGACAACGAGCCGAGGAACAGTCAGGTGGCGGCGGCGATGGAGAAGATCGCAGACAGCAATCATTCGGTCTGCGTGTGGTCCGACAGAGTGGCGGGGTACAAGGACATCAACGACATGGTTTTGTCGGGGATGAGCAGGATCGCCGTTCAGTCGGAGATAATGAGAAATTCCCATCGTGGGATATCGGCACACATAGCGATCATGCGATGGGCTAAATAACAAGGAGGCATTCGAGATGAGTACCAAGAACACCGACCCCGAGGATTTCGACGAAACCGAGTGGAACCCAAGCGATGATCCCACCGATTATCCCGAGTTCTTCGGAGATCAAAGTAGAACGGATACGGCGGGAGAGATCATCGACAAGGTCGTTGACGGCAACGCAAGCGATGCGAAGAGCGCCATCTACTCCGCACTCTACCGCAAGATAGGTGATGCAATCGACCTGATGCGCTCCGATGTCCAAAAGGACATGGGAATGGGTTCGCAGGAACAGACTCCCGAGGAGTGATCCATGTCTCCCAACGACAGTCCGATCCCTGTCCTCGACAAGGGATTCGTTCAGTATGTCACCCACATGGGCGATGACCTAACGGTCGTGAATGCAGCCCGTGTGTCGTTCCATAAGGAGAGCGAGTGGGACTACGAGCGTGATTGGCGGGGCGCAGTCTTGGAGCAATCGCTCCTTGAGCGTGACCGCAAACTGATCCACTACCTCGCCAAGCACAGGCATTGGACACCGTTCGCCCATCCGCAGATCACGCTGCGGATCAAGGCACCGATCTCCATCCGAACGCAACTGTTCAAGCACAAGGTCGGTTTCGTGGAGAACGAGGTGTCCCGCCGTTATGTCTCCGACACACCCGAAGTCTACGACCCCGTGTGGCGCAAGGCACCGACCGATGGTGTGAAGCAGGGATCGGGTGACTTCGTCAGCGAGGGTATGTCCGAGATGTCGGAGATCGCTACCGACTGCATGAAGAAAGCGATTCGTACCTACGAGATGCTGCTTGAGCGTGGAGTCGCACCTGAACAAGCGAGGTTCGTGTTGCCACAGGGCACCTACACCGAATGGTGGTGGACGGGATCACTTGCGGGATACGCACGGGTTCATGGTCTGCGCAGCGATCCTCATGCTCAATGGGAGGTTCGTGAGTATGCAGCCGCCATCGACAATGTCATTGCCCCCCTCTTTCCCGAGTCGTGGAAGGCTTTGACCCTCCCCTAAATATTAACTACCGATGGCAGGTCGATTCCGTTACACCCGAGATTGGAAGGATGACGATGATCCGTCACCGAAAAGCAAGCCCGTTGAGGATGCAGATGTCCCTACGCCCGAACTGAACGAGGAGAAGGGCGAGGACGGAGTTCCAGGCATCCGTGGTCCCCGTGGAGCCAAGGGCGTTGTGGGTGAGAAGGGTGATCGTGGTGAACAGGGTGAGAAGGGTGACCTTGGCATTGGTGGCGAACGGGGTGAGCGTGGCATCCAAGGTCCTGCGGGCATCCATGGGGAGCGAGGTGATATTGGTGAAAAGGGCGACAAGGGAGAGAAGGGCGAGAAGGGGGAAGCGGGAGCCGCAGGACAACAGGGAGCCAAGGGCGACCAAGGACTTCGAGGTGAGCAAGGGGAAAAGGGAGAGAAGGGCGAGAGGGGAGATATCGGAGCGCAGGGACCCCAAAGCGAGAAGGGGGAAGCGGGAGCCGCAGGACAACAGGGAGCCAAGGGCGACCAAGGACTTCGAGGTGAGCAAGGGGAAAAGGGAGATCGTGGGGACAAAGGCGATCAGGGTGAACGAGGAGACAAGGGTAAGCGTGGAGAGCGAGGCTCTCAAGGCATTCAAGGAGTTGCAGGAGCGATTGGGGCTGTAGGTTTACAGGGACTGAAGGGCGACAAGGGCGATGTCGGTGACCCCGCCATCATCTCGGTCAATCAGCCTCTCGTCCTCAAGGACAAGAACCTCTCCATCGACATCACCAAGTTGAGGAAGGTCATCGGTCACATCGGCACTCCGATGGGTGCGCCGATCCTATATGACGGCGGCGGTGGTCTTGGCGAGGCATTCAAGTTCGTCGCCGTGGCGGGACAGTCGGGTCTGACCGCTGTCCAATACGACAAGGAAACGCTGACCTTCGTCGCAGGTGACGGGGTTCAACTCGACACCGATCCCACCACAAACTCCATCACCATCACGAATCTCGGTGGTAGCGTAGGAACTAGGGGTGCAACGGGTGCGCAAGGTGCCACAGGAACGGGACTCACGGGAGTCGGTCTGTCGGGGGACTACCTCGTCGCATCGTATCTGTATCCGAATGGCACCATCGTCCCATTCGTGGTGGGCTATGTCCGTGGAGCCACGGGACCAACGGGTGCGGTGGGAAGTGGCGGCGGGAGCGTTGACTTCACATTCGGAATTACGCCTCCCGTAAGTCCCACGGGTGGAAGTCAATGGCTCGACAGCAACACGGGAACCCTGTTCATCTATGTCGATGACGGAAACTCGACTCAATGGGTCGATTTCATGGGCTTCGGTCCCAAGGGCGAGACAGGTGCCTCGGGTGCGGTCGGCATCACGGGTGCAACAGGCGTTACAGGCGCAGTCGGTTCGACAGGTGCCACGGGTGTCACGGGTGCGACGGGTGCGACAGGTGACATCGGTGCCACGGGTGCGACAGGTGCCACGGGTGTCACGGGTGCGACGGGTGTCACGGGTGCGACGGGTGCGACAGGTGCCACGGGTGTCACGGGTGCGACAGGTGCCACGGGTGCGACAGGTGCCACGGGTGTCACGGGTGCGACAGGTGCCACGGGTACAGGAATCGCATCTGTCGGATTGTCGGGCGACTACCTGACCGTCCAATACCTGTACCCAAGTGGAGCGACATCCGAAAGCATCGTCGGCTTCGTCCGTGGCAACACGGGATCGGATGCGATGGTTCGGATCGCATCGACCGCCATCACAGGCGTGGCGCAATTCAACAGCACCTACTTCACGGTTAGCGCAACGGGAACCGTGGCACTTGCCGCTGCATATCAGGCGACAGGTTCGTCGGTCGGCGGATTCACGGGAGTGAGTGGGATCAGGGTCGGGGCATACCCGCAGACTTTGACGGGATCGGTGGGGCTTTCGCAGAGCGGGTCGATCAAAATGACGGTCGTGGGCAATCAGATCAGCATCTCCTCATCGTATGTGATCAAGGGAGTTGGGGGCACTCTTCAATTCGCAGATGCCACCGTCGAGGACTTCCAATCTGATACGAACCTCAAGTTCAACGCATCGACCGACTTGTCGCTTGAGGTTCCCGCAGCGATCAAGTTGGGTCGAACCTTCGCTGGAAGCGGGGTCATTGAGTTCGGTGACGGCACGACCCAAAGCACGGCTTGCGTGTGTGCGACAGGTGCCACGGGTGCGAACGGAACCAATGGAGCAACAGGTGCTACTGGTCCTCAAGGTATTCAAGGAATCACAGGTGCAACAGGTTCTCAAGGTATCCAAGGAATCACAGGTGCAACAGGACCAGTCGGTGATTATGTAATCTCCGTCAATGGACTCACAGGTGCAGTTCAATACATCGTAGACTTCAAGAGAGGGTGGTTCTTGTCGTGAGGAGATGGCGACTCAATTCAGGATACTGTGGCAACACAGATCAACGCCGTACAAAGGCAGGAACCATTCCTAGTCTCAAGCATTACATGGAGAAAGGTTTTAATGTTGTCGTCGAATTAGGGTTAGTTCTACATCTTGATGCAGGAAATGCTGCAAGTTATTCTGGATCTGGAAGTACATGGACGGATTTAAGTGGTAACAGTAATACTGCCACACTTACCGCTAGTCCAACTTACGATAGTTCAAATAGTGGATCACTTCTTTTTAATGGATCAACTCAATGGGCAACAATAACCAATCCATCAACACTGAGAAATCAAGATTTTACTGTTTCTATTTGGTTTAAACCTGCAACTCAAAGTTCGGCAATTAAATCACTAATTGATTTTGATCATTCAGGATCACCCGCACAAGGTTTGGTTATGCAGTCAGAAGATGCAATCACAAACAAATATTGGTATTTTGCTTCATATGATGGAGCAGCATTTCAACCTGTAGGTAACTTTGGTGCAGGAAAAGGAATGCAATTCACATCTTCGGTTTGGCAAAATTTTGTTTATACTAAAAGTGGAACATCATTTATTGGATATAGGAATGGTACACAAACATTTACTGCAACTGCTGCTAATGCTACTGTTAGTTATCTAAGCAGCAGAAATATGAGAATTGCTGCTGCTATAAGTACGGCAGGAAGAGAGTTCAATGGAAACATATCACAAGTATTAATGTATAACAGAGCAATCTCCGCAGCAGAAATCACACAAAACTACAACGCTCTCAAGGATCGTTACGGACTATAACCACTATGCCAGACACATATAAAAATTACGCAACTTCAGTCGGTGTCACAGCAGCCACCGTAATCTATGCAGGAATCACAGGCGTTGCAATAGTGAATGCTATTCATGTTGCCAACAGCAACACCACACTAGCCAATAGTGTATCTGTTCAGTTGTTCAAGGGAGCAACAGGCTACTACATTGTTCGTGCAGCAGCAGTTCCAATTCAAGCAACCTACCAAGCACTTGATGCACCAATCCCACTCGTAACAGGAGACACACTCAAAGTTACAGCAGGAGTAACTGCGGGACTTGATATCATCGTATCAGTATTGGAGTCAACCTAATGGCACTACAACAAATTATTCAACATCCAACAGGAACCTATTCGCAGTATTGGAAGATTCGTACTCTGAGTCTGAATCATACTGCCAAGACTGGTTCAGTTCTTTTGGATGGCTATGTTTCCGAACAAGCATGACTAGACAACAAGGTTCCTCTTGATGAACGAACACTCCCTGTAGTTGATTTTGATACATGGTTTGCTCCTGCTGTCATTGATGCTGCGGGAATGAACGAGGTAAAATCTGCCTATCTGTTTGCCAAATCAATTACTGATGGTGAGTTTGTTGGGGCAACTGATGTTTGATAAAGGATAATAGATGCCCCTCGACTTCCCGCCATCCCCGTCCATCAACGATCCCTACACATTCGGAGGGAAGACTTGGATTTGGAACGGGACGGCATGGGTCACACAGACATTCGTCGGGGTCGTGGGTGCAACGGGACCGCAGGGTGCCACGGGATTGGATGGATCGGCGACCGTCCCCATCGCATCGACGGGAAGCACGGGAGTCGCCTCGTTCGACTACAACTACTTCAACATCGGCTCCACGGGTCATGTTCAGATCAAGACGGGGATCAGAGCAGGAAACCTGATCGTGCTTGGCACAAGTACGATCTTCGGCATGGGTGCGACAGGTGCGCTGCCCGCCCTAGACGGTTCAGCCCTCACGGGGGTGGATGCGTACCTACTGCGGGGCAAGACCCCTCGTCAGGTCACCGATGGTGGCAGTTTCTGACATACATAAGGCAAGAAAGAGATACCAACTATGCCCCGTGAAAGCCTGATCACAGTACTTCGCTCGACTAGCACCGATGTACCCACAGGACTGACCTTCGGTGAGGTCGCCTACTCCGACCTCAACGGAAAGTTGTTCGTCGGCAAGAACAATGGCACATCCTTGTGGATCGGTGCAGGTGTCACCGACACGAGCATCACCACCAACAGCCAATACCTCGTCCCGACCCAATCCGCCGTCAAGACCTATGTGGACGGCATCGTTGGTGGCGGCTCGGTGGTCAACAACATCAATGCCACGGGCGGCACGATAACCATCACGGGTGACGGTGGTGCAATCACCAACCGTTCGGTGAATCGGGTCGATAACAAGTTCACGGCTCGGATCGCCGACACATCGGTCACGGGCGTTGCATCCTTCAACTCCTCGTACTTCACGGTTTCCTCGGGTGCGGTGAGCCTTGCAAGCGGCTATCAGGTCACGGGTCACACCGTGCAGGGGGACTCGGGTTCGGCGGTCGTCATCGTCGGCTCGGGCAACACCCGCACCGTCACGAACCGCATCGCCACCACGGGACTGACAGGCGTGGCATCCTTCGATTCAGGCGACTTCGATGTCTCGGCTACGGGTGCGGTCACGATCAAGAGTTTGGGTGTCGGCAACGCCCAACTTGAGAACTCGTCCATCACGGTCAAGGATTCGGGGGGCGATGTCGGTCAGGCGATCAGTCTCGGCAACCCCGTGACTGTCCAAGGCACCACCAATCAGGTCACCGTCAGCCGCTCGTCTAGCACCCTCACGGTTAGCCTCCCGAACGATGTCACGATTTCAGGCAACCTGACCGTCAACGGAACGGTCGTCACGACGAATGTGGATACCCTCATCGTCGAAGATCCGCTGTTCATGCTTGCAACGGGCAATGCGGCTGATTCAGTCGATCTCGGCTTCTACGCTCAGTATGCCAATCCCGTGGGAAGCAAGCAATTCTCGGGTTTGTTCCGTGACGCAAGCGACGGCAAGTGGAAGTTGTTCACGGGCTTGACGGGAACCGCAGAGCCGACCACCTTCGTGAACGATGGTGGCTCGGGATACACGGTCGGAACCCTGATCGCCAACATCAACGGCGGGTCGTTCTGAACCCCTCCATGGGACTCGCCTAACTACTCCCTGTAGAAAGGGCTTGTCCTCTAGATGGCAAGGAAGGAAACCATACGGCTCTATCGCTCGGTTGTGGCGAGTGGTGTCCCCTCGCTCACGGCGGGGGAGATCGCAGTCAACCTTCAGGACGGCAAACTCTTTGTCGGCGGGACAAACGGCACGGCGACAGACCTCCTGTTCCTCGACCAAAGTCAGCAGATCACGGTCAAGGGTACGCAGGGGACGATTCAGTTTGCCAACTCAACCATAGACGATTTGCAATCGGATACGGGACTGAAGTACAACTTTCTCACAGACAGTTCCTTCGAGATACCTGGCAATCTCAAAATCGGCACGGTTGTCGGTGGTAGTGGGAACAGTTGGATTGAGTTTGCCGATGGCACCACGCAAACATCGGCGTTCAGGGACACGGTGACAGCCGTCGATGGGGGAACCTTCTAAAT